GACGGACAAGTGACGGACAAGTGTCCGCATAGTATAGGTAAGGATAGGATAGTAGAGGATAGTATAGGTGAGTATAGTCTAGTAGAGTCAAGGTCAGATAATGACGATGACGCTGGTCAAAAATCTTTTTCAAAGATTATCAAAGACAGCAACATCAAAATTAATGAGCGTCACACTCAAATGCTAATGGACTATATCGCATTAGATCACTTTACAATCCCTATGATCCAGTATGCAGTGGAGCGTACAGAAGATGCTGGTTTAACTAGTTTTAACTATCTAAAAGCAATTTTAGAAAACTGGAAGAAAGAGGGCTTTACCTCACTTGAGGAAGTCGAGGAGCAAGACCGCAAGAGACAGGCAAAACAAACAAAAAAAGAGGCCAGTCCCTATCCAATCAAGAATCCGGTATTCAGTCCTTACACGGACTTGCTACCTTGGGAAGAAAACGAGGAGGGATAGCCTATGGATCTACCGCTTGTCTATCACATCAACGAACAAGAGACTTGTGAAATACATCAATGCTTCAAATGGTCGTTGAATGATGATGTGAAGCTGCAGGACGAACGAAATAGAACCTTTTGCCCAGAGTGTCAACGTGAAAAGATGGCGCGTGAGGAAGAGCGGAAAATAGGTCAAGCTCACGCATCAACAATCTTACGCAAGACGTACGACGTGCTTGATAAAAACAGCATCATACCGAGCGGACTGAAAGAAGCGAGTTTTAAAAACTTCACGGTAACGAATCAAATAGACCACGAAGCTAAAAACTACGCTCTACGCTTGGTATCTCACTACTTTCACGACGGGAAAGGTAACGCTCTGATAATGGGCAAGGCTGGACGCGGTAAGTCGCATCTAGCGATGGCAGTAGCAAGCAAGCTAAACGCTGACTGGAAAGCAAACAAGCAACCTAAGAGCATACTATTTGTTAACTTGCCGGCCTTGTTTATCAAAATTCAGAATTCATTCAATCGGAAAGAGGGAATGACCAGTAACGAATGGTTGGAGCTACTAAAGAAAGTTGACTATCTGATCTTGGACGACCTCGGACGATCTGACAACGCACAATGGAAGCAAGATTTTCTGTACAGCTTATTAGACGAACGAGAAGCGACAATCATCACAACGAACCTTGTAGGGTCAGAGATGAAGTCACTATTCGAGACTGGCCTGGTTAGTCGTATAACAAAAGGCGGACGGGACCTTTACTTTAAATACCCGGACAACGCAGAAGATCGGAGGAAATTGCCGTTTTGATTGACAAAATGATTGAGGGCTTCGAAGCTACTTGCTATGAGCTTTCAGACGAAATTAAAGCTAAGTTACTAGCGAGTGATCCAGATAGTGCGCGAGGTAAGATCATGGACCTGTACGCTTGCAGACTAGCTGGCAGAGCATAAAAAAGACCCCTTGGAGAAGGGAACTCCAAGAGGTCAAGAGATAAAACTTTTTTAAGGAAATTATAACACGATGAAATTAAAAAAGCAATGGAAACCGCGCATAATCAATATTATGGCAGACGGTAGCCAGGTAGACGATCTAACAGGGTACACGATACCAAAAGATAGCGGATATTATAAGGCTATCAGACGAATTAATAAGGAGATTTGAAATGTATAACGATATTTTGGCTTGTATGACAATTGCAGGAACATTTTTTGCAGCCGGCTTCGCAGGGGCGGTTTGGGACTTCAAACGCGCACAGCGTAAGAAAGCACGTCAAGCTAAGCAGGACGCAATCATGCAACAGTATGAAGAAGATTTGCAAGAGAAATTCAACGAGGGCTATCAAGCATTTCAAGATGATTTAGCTTACGCACGGAAGCACTCGCACTCAGACAATGACTGGAGCATGGCAGATGTTTTATAGCAAAAAAATTAAAGCATTAAAGCAAGAGATACATTTTCAGAAAATCGACCTAGAAGGCAAAAATAATATACTTCGAGTAACTTTGAACGATAACAGAAGATTGCGGAAGGAACTGAACCAAAAAAACCAACTTTTGAAAAAGTATCAAGAAGTTTTAATGAAGTATCAAGAGGAGGGTAAGCTATGAACGAACGCTTACAGCTAATACTAGCTTGTATCAGAGTAGGACGGGCGAATGTACTGACCACGCGCGACATTGCCAAAATGACAAACTTATCAGTGCGAAAGGTGCGAGGTGGCATCGCAGAACTACGGCTTAACTACTCAGTGCCAATTGTGGCCAGTAGATCACTTCCTCGCGGATATTATTTCGCGGAGAATGACGATGAGTACACAGCGTGGGTCTTGCAGTACAAGAAACAGATCGAGACGGAACAGAAGCTACTGAACAGCTTGAAATCTACGAGCTGGGACAGTTACAAGAAATTTAAGGAGCGCGAGAATGTTTCCATTTGATTATGATCGCGATTATCTACAACCAGAGATTGAAGAAGAACGCAGAGATCCAGACGATTGGTATTGCGTGAATGGTCGCTGGATCCACTAAGAAGAAGATTAAAAAAGGAGAAAAGAAAAATGAGTAGAAACAATTTTGACTTAATGGCACCAAAGGACGCTTTTAACAGCCCTGTAGTTTTGGAAAAACTGAAATCGGTAGTGAATGGCCGTGAAACACAGTTTGTTACCAGTTTGCTATCAATCGTAAACAATAACAGCCATCTTGCCAAAGCCTCAAACACAAGCGTATTGAACGCAGCAATGAAAGCAGCAACGCTTGACTTACCTATTGACCCTAACCTTGGATTTGCTTACATCGTGCCGTATGGTTCAGAAGCACAATTCCAATTAGGCTACAAAGGCTTGATCCAGCTTGCACAGCGTAGCGGTCAAATCGTTAAACTAAACGCTGGGGAAATCTACGTAAGCCAGTTCAAAGGCTACAACCCACTCACTGAAGACTTGGAAGTAGACATGCAGGCTTTGCCAAAGGCTAACGAGGAAGTGGCAGGTTACTTTGCATTCATGCGACTTTCTAATGGTTTTGAAAAAACCTTATTTTGGACCAAAGATCGCGTTCTTGCACATGGTAAGAAATACAGCCGTTCTTTTAGCGGGAAATCTAGCCCGTGGCAGACTGATTTTGACGCAATGGCACGCAAGACAGTATTGAAGCAGTTGCTTTCAACCTATGCTCCTTTGTCAATCGAAATGCAACAGGCCATTATTGATGATAATGTGGACAGCAATGTCCAAAATGGAGCAAAAGACGTAACCCCACCAGAGGCCACAGAATCACTTGAGAGCTTTTTGGAAGGTGCACCAGCAGATAATACTACCGAATCAGAAAAAGAGCGTACAGAGCAAACAGGAGCGTCTGAGAATGGTTCCGAGGTTGAAGATGGTGTTTATGAAGAACTTGGACTATTCGAAGGTGGCACAATCACACCTAAGGAGCAATGATGAAAGAGTTAACTCAAGAAAATTATTATCAAGACAAAGAGTACCTATCGTACTCGCGAATGAAGCAATTCTTAAAATGTCCAGCACGCGCCCTTGCTGTAGAGGGTGGCACTTGGACCGAGTCACGAGATGAAACACCCTTGCTTTTAGGAAATTATGTACACAGCTACTTTGAAAGCCAAGAGGCGCACGAAGCGTTTCTAAAAGAAAACGGCGATAAGTTGATTTCAAAAGCTGGAAAAACCAAAGGGCAACTCAAAAAAGAGTTTTTAATCGGTGACTCTATGATTGCATCACTGAAAGATGATCCCTCTTTCAACCGCTTGTATCACGGAAGTTCAACCGAAAAAGTTGAAAAAGAAATGATTGTTTATGGAGAAATTGAGGAAGTGCCATTCAAAGGTAAGCTGGACAGCGTGAACTTGACACAGGGTTATTTTGCAGACCTAAAGACAATGAAGTCTATCTACGATATGGAATGGAACGCTGACCTACGACGCAAGGTGCCGACAGCAGTGAATAACATTTTAGACTTTGGTTATCACTCACAGCTTGCAATCTATCGAGAATTGCTGAAACAAATGACAGGAGATGAGTTCAGGCCTATCATCGTAGCAGTCAGCAAGGAAGAAGTGCCAGACAAGGAAGTGATTCGGATCGATGAAGAATGGCTTGAGGAAGGTCTGGAAGAAGTGAAAGAAACCATTAAGGAAGTCTGGGATGTTATCCAGCGAAAGGTAGAGCCTATAGCTTGCGGTCATTGCGATTATTGCCGTAGCCAAAAGAAATTAAACAGTATCGTCACTTTAAATAATTTGATTGGAGATTAGTTTTAATGATTAACAATGTAGTATTAGTGGGCCGTCTGGTACGAGATCCAGAGCTACGATACACCCCAAGCAACCAAGCGGCAGCAACTTTTAGCCTAGCTGTTAACCGCAATTTCAAGAGCCAAAATGGAGAGCGTGAAGCTGATTTTATTAATTGTGTAATTTGGCGGCAGCAAGCAGAAAATCTTGCAAACTGGGCCAAGAAAGGGGCTTTGATTGGAATTACAGGACGAATCCAGACACGTAATTACGAAAACCAGCAAGGACAGCGTGTTTATGTCACTGAAGTCGTAGCAGACAGCTTCCAACTTTTGGAAAGCCGGAAAGATCGTGAAGCTGGGCAGTCGCAAGGGTACAGCCAGCCGGATTTCTCACGGCAGGCAGAACCGTTCAACATCGAGGAATCGGATCTTCCATTCTGATGCCTATGACATGGATTGAAGAACATTTTGCGAGAGAGTACCCAGAAATCAAGTCTATACAAGATGTCTGGGATAAAGATGATTTAGGTGGATACCAAACACAGAGGTATTCGAGGGAGTTGAACAAAGTGATTGTAACCAATGACTTGACCGCTATCAATAACGATCTAAAATCAATTGGACTTACTCTTTCGGATTTTAAACAACAACTAACTTTATTTTAAGGTGGTGAGAAATGATTGAATTGACAATACCTATCGAACCAAAACCCCAAACCCGACCAAAATTTGGGCGAGGCGGGGCATACGAAGATCCAAAGATGAAAGCGTGGCGCAGATCTGCAACATACCTCATTAAAAACCTATATAAGGGCGAGAAGATGCAAGGCTATCTTAAAACAGAAGTCACGTTTTATCTGAAAGCACCTCAAGTCGTATCAAAGAAGCCTACACCAAAAGCTAAAGCTAAAACGTGGGAACGATACGAACGATTTATGAACGAGCGAATATACTGCGCCAAAAAGCCAGATCTTGACAATCTGGAAAAGGCAATATATGACAGCATCTCAGATGCCAACTGCGTTTGGTGGGACGATAACCAAGTTGTAGAGCATACAACAAGAAAGGTCTACTCACCAAACCCACGAATTGAAATAAAAATCAAAAAAATTTAGGAGATAACAACTATGAATAAAAAAGTCACTTTAGCAGCAATCGCAACAGTCGTAGCAGTAGGAACAGCAACAGGAGTCAAAGCAGATGAAACCAACGTACAAGGAACAACTGGAACAGGAAATAGCGCAAGCGCAGTTACAACTGCAGAAACTGGACGAACTGGAACAGAGAAAAATGAAACAACGGAGACTGCTAAACAACCAACTGCTGAAACTACAAATGCAGAAGTAGGAAGCAAAAGCAACGATCACAACCAATCGGGAAATGCTACGGAATTTACAAAAAATGGAAGTGACATTCAAGTAACTAATCCAGAAGTAGAAATCGACCAATCAAAAGGCACAGGGAAGTACCAAGGCTTTACGGTTGAGTATAAAAACGTGCATTTTCCAGATGATATGACGATTAACGAGGGTGACAAAGTCACTTTCAACTTGCCAGAAGAAATCAACTTTCAGACTAAGTATGAATTTGACGTGAAAAATCCAGAGGATGCGGTGGTTGGCAAGGCTTCTACTAATCCTGAAGATCGTACTGTGACCACAGTATTCAATGACTATTTTGCAACTCACCCATTGAACAAGCAAATGTCATTGAAGCTGGACGCTCAATGGACTGATAAGGTTGAATCCGGTAAACCGGTAAATGTGAATTTTAACGGTACAGTGGTTACTGCTAACATTGGGAAAGAACAAGTCATTGGTAAAGATGAATTAATTTCCAAATGGGGAAGTCAAGACAAAGATGATCCAACAGTGATTAACTGGACAGCACGAGTTAACTATGCGAAACGTGTATTAAACTATGTAACCATCATTGACGAAATGAGCGAGAACCAAAAGCTGGTTGATAACTATTTTGAAATCAAGAATATTGAAAGCCTAGATCCTTGGATCGATAAAGGATCTGCTATGGATTTGGTTAAATCAATCAGTAAGTCAGAGCATGGCTTTACGATTAAAATGGATCGCCTTGACCACATGATTTATGTGAACTACAAAACTAAATTGATTAATGCGGTTAAAGATAGCGTAAACCCAACAAATAAAGTTGAACTTAAAGCCGAAGATTCGGGTGCTGTTTCATATAGTTATGTACAGCTTGTAGGTGGTAAAGGAGATGCTTCTGGTGAGAATAAACCAGTTTGGGAAATTCCAAATGACGCTCCGAAATATGAAAAACCATCAATCGATTTAAACGATATCCCGCTTATGCCACCAGCTCCGGTGCTTGAAAAACCGGAATGGACAGGCGGTACAACACCATTTGACGCACCACAGCTTGATAAGCCAGAGTGGAAAGGCGGGGTGACACCTCCAGACGCTCCTGTTTTGGATAAGCCAGAACTAGTGATCGATATTCCGGAACCTAAACGCGACGAACCAAAACCACAGCCGAAAGAAGACAAGCCAAACACACCGGCGCCAAAAGAAACTCCAAAAGTCGAAGAAGTAAAAATCACTAATCGCGTGGAAAATCACGCGAAAACCACGCGAAACGAATCTGAAGAAGTCGAAGCGTACAGCGCCCCAGCAGTATTGCCTGCTACTGGATCAGATCTTGGATTGTCACTTGTAGCGCTAGGCATTTCAGTAGCTACGCTAGCATTTACTTTGAAGAAAAAGGAAAACTAATGTGAGGGGGTTATTCCCCCTTGATTTTGAAAAAGGAGTTAAGAATGAATAAACAAGAGTTGATTGGAAATTACAAAAGAATTTCCAATTTTTGTGAAACAGTTTCGGTTAATAAAGTTATTCAAGAATTAGAACAATTGGCCGAAACGCAGAAAGTCCAAGTGCCACAGTTTGTGGCGGACTGGATTGAGGAGTGCGAAGAAAATAATATAATTTCATTGTCTGGCGCTTTTGAATATGCAAAAGAAGAAGTTGATACATGGTTATCAGATTGGACAAACCAAGAAATATTCGCCCGTGCTTGGCTTGACGGCTACACAGTCGAGAAAGAAAAGCGGTATTATGTAAGATTTAAAGGGATGGAAAGTGGTGATTTTAATTACTTAAACTTTATCAAATTTCAACACGCTTGGGTGTTATCGTCTTTAAAAATCGATAAGAAATTTCGTACAGAACACACAAAAAAACAGCTCGAAGAGGCCGGTTTTGGCTGGGTGTTTGATTGTCCGGGGATTGAGATCGAGGAGGTGGAGTGATTTGTCTAAAGATGTAACGAAAAATGAGCAAGATAAGCCTATTACAAATGCGTTGGTGTATCTACTAAAAGTTGAATCAGCCGTTAAGCAAATGATAAAGCTCGGTGAAATAGATAAAGAGTTGTTTGAAAAATACTATGAGGAGGTGGAAGGATGATTATTAAAAATTATAAATACGATAATTCAGAAGATGGTATTCATTATACAGTCGATGTGGATGGTTATGAATTCGAAGTAAATCACACAAAAACAGAGTACGGCAGTGTGCAACATGATGATATATATTTTGAATTGGATGAAATTGGAGAATATGACGTTCAAGAGGCCGAATTGATTGAAGACTTCGTAAGATTCCAAAACTATCTATTGATGTATGGGATTGGATTCACTCTTAAAAATGCCGAGGAGGTAGGAGAATGATTCCAAAATATAGAGGGTTATCCATTGACGAAAACAGCAAAGGTAAAATGCAATATGGTTATCTGATTGCAGATGGTGAACAAACTTTTATTATCAATGAAGTAGTAGAAGCCAATGAGCAATACATCACTATAGGTTCTTGGTGTCCTGTAGATCCAAAAACAGTTGGACAATCCACAGGCCTCAAAGATAAGAATGGCAAGGAAATCTTTGAGGGGGATATAGTCAAAATGGCTAAGGATGTCTATTCTGATCCCGCTTATTACGAGGTTATAAGATATCGTGGTGGAGCATATCGTCTTGAATCTAATCAACACGGATGTGAATTGTGGTTACGACATACTAATTGTGAGGTTATCGGCAACGTTTACGAAAATCCGGAATTGCTGGAGGTAACAGAATGACACGACCAAACAGATACCCATATACTAAAAATCAATGGGAAGAAGAAACAACGCTGGTATGTTTTGGTGATGACACTAGTTTAAAGACGTTAATCGAAAGCAATCGAATAACTGGTGTAATTAATGTTAGTTTACAAGAAGAATGAGGAGAAATAATGGATCTATTAACACTTATATTCGGGCTCCTATCGCTTGCGTGGTTTAGTGGCCTCGCAGTGATTGGGCTCGCTATGTGGAAAGAGGGACGAGAAAATGACGAATAATGTAAAGCTAGTATGCGCAAATGTCGCGTTTGTTTTCTTGGTTCTATTCGGGGTGTGTATTAATCTCAACGCACGGATCATGACACTTGAAACAAGCAACAGCGAGCTACAACAAACAATCGAAACGCAAAAAGACGAGCTCGAGAAAATCGAAGAAAAAAACACAATGCAAGACGTGATAATTAACAAATTGAACAATGATTATAATTCGCGTATGGCCTGGCAATTACAAGAGGTAGCCGATGAAAACGGAGTTGGAGGGTAACATGAGACCAGAAGAACTTTTATACGAGAAGATGATGGAAACACTCATGGCAAACGCTAAACTAATCACGATGAAAACGGATGGAGAAAGATGGAATTGAAAAAAGAATTTTTCCAGGAAGCGGACAAGGCGATAGCTGAGTTTGACTCTATCTATGATTTTTTCAAGGTTGCGAAAAGTCACAATGCTTACCAGGACGGAGCGCGTTATGAAAAATACAAGAAACAAAACAGAATGCCTTCGTCTGCAATCATCGCGAGATTCAATGGATTTGTCGAAACTGATCTACTGTACGAATGTATGAAAGAGTCACTTGATAAAGTAGGCCCAGGACGGTCTAGCGAGGACGTGGTGGAACGATTTTATCAAGAGAATCATAACTATCGACGGAATGAGAAACGCAAGCGAGAGCGCCGTTTAAGACGGAAATTAGAAACGCTGGATTTAATCTTTGAAATGGAAGGGTGGGATTGAATGCTTTTTGGTGAAGTACTAAAAAACAAAACAAAGGAGAACGCAGATAATACCCTAAAAAACTACCGCGTACTTTTGAGAATAGCTGGTGAAGAATACAGCCCGAAAGTAACGGCTACTTACTCCCTGGAACCAAAGAGCACACCAAGTTCTCCCAGCCGTCAAACTGAACAGATGGTTATTAGACGGGTAAGCGCCCAGCAAGAGCTGGAGCTTATGGCATCAGCTATTAATAGACTGTCTGATCTCAACTTATCGCAGATTTTGATTGAACGATATTGCAGAGTTAGATTTAGACAAGACAAGGCTATTTATCCAAGTCTTGGATATTCTGAAAGTGAATACTATAGATTGCTGGATCGGGCATTGTTAGAATTCGCAGAAGCGTACAAAGCTGGGGAACTGCTAGAATACAGATTTCTGGGAGATAATTGAAAGAAATTAGGGAGTAAAAGCGCTGTATTGAGTGGTATTATAGTATTATCCAATGAAGCAGATAGGACCTGCGCCATTTGGTTGTCTCCTTATAGTAGGTTGCTGGGTAACTCAACGGTTAGAGTAGCGGACTTTTCACCCGCAAAGTACAGGTTCGATTCCTGTCCCGGCTATAAAAAAGCACCGCAAAAAAACAAAAAAAGAAAGTGACCTATGATGTAAGTTTGGTGCTACTTACTAGGCCCCTTGAAATATTTTGTCAACGAGGACAAAGTAGACCATATAACCCGAGAAGCGCGCATCGTTAAGGTGCGCTCTTTTTGGTGCTTGGAGTTAATAATGAAAATAGAAAAAATCAATATTTCAGAAATAACTGAATATGAGAACAACGCGAAGCTACACCCTCGCGAACAGATTGAACAAATTAAGAAGTCAATCCAGGAGTTTGGAAATAACGACCCTATCGCGATTGATGAGAACAATGTAATCATTGAGGGACATGGACGCTATAAGGCCTTGCAAGAGTTAGGCTATGATGAAGTTGAAGTCATTCGTCTTTCTCACATGGATGATGAACAGAAACGCGCTTACATCCTCGCTCACAATAAGTTGACTATGAACTCTGGGTTCGACATTGAGCTTTTGAACTCAGAGCTTGAAAGCATCGTAAATATCGACATGGAAGATTTCGGATTTGACTACTACGAGCCAGAGTCCGAAGTTGAAGAGGATGATTTCGAAGTCGAAGAAACCAAGGAACCAATTGCAAAGCTGGGAGATATCTACCAACTTGGACGACACCGTCTCATGTGTGGTGATTCTACTGATCCAGAACAGCTTGCTAAATTGGTAGACGGACAACAGATTGACTTGATTGTTACTGACCCGCCGTATAACGTAGCCTATGAAGGTGGAACCGAGGAAGCTCTCACAATCATGAATGACAGTATGGATAATGAGTCATTTAGAAAGTTTTTGAGAGACGCGTTCTTTGCTGCAGATACCGTTCTACGTGAAGGGGGGGGCATTTTACATCTGGCACGCAGATTCAGAGGGTTACAATTTTAGAGGTGCCTGCTCTGACATTGGTTGGACAGTACGACAATGTTTAATCTGGAATAAGAACACATTGGTTTTAGGCCGTCAAGACTATCAATGGAAACATGAACCTTGCTTGTATGGCTGGAAAGAGGGCGCAGCACATTACTTTGTGAACGACCGGTCCTTAACAACTATTATTGAGGATGTGGAAGATTTAAACAAAATGACGAAGGCAGAGCTTGTCGAGTATATCGAGCGTATGCAGGCTAACTCTCCTACAACTATCATCAACGAGAATAAACCGACAAGAAATGGTTTACACCCTACTATGAAGCCGTTGAAATTAATTGAACGGCTGGTACGTAACTCTAGTAAAAAAGGCTGGAATGTGCTTGATAGCTTTAATGGATCCGGTTCGACTATGATTGTTTGTGAGGATTTAGGGCGGACCTATTTTGGCATGGAACTAGACCCACGGTATGTGGACGCTACAATTCAACGCTGGGAAGAACACACAGGCCAGACGGCAGTTAAATTGAACTAAGAATACTATTTGAAAAGGAAGTGAGGCGATGGCTGGTGCAGATAATTTAATACCAAATGAACAGCGAACGCCCGAAGAACGCCGAGTGAATGCAAGGAAAGCGGGTATCGCTTCCGGTAAGGCACGCAAAAGAAAAGCGAACATGAAAAAGACGCTTGAGGCTCTACTTGTTTCCAAAGTTTCGAATCCTCAGCTCTCTAGAGTGCTACAGGACATGGGTTTTGAGGACGATTACGAGTCAGCTCTCCTTTTGGTAGCAATGCAAAAAGCCTTAAAAGGTAGCTCGCGTCACATGGAGTTAATATCTAAGATAGTAAACAGTGAAGGAGCCAAGGATACACTTGATAAGAAAGAGCAAAAAGCACGTATCAAATCCTTGGAGCTTGAGAATAAACGTAAGGCCCAAGCGTTAGACGAAGCGGGAGGTGGTGCTGATGAGTCAATCCTCATCATCGACGATATCCCGAACGACTAAGCCGACTATAAAGCTAAGTAAAGAGATCAATCCTAAGTTTTATAGCGTGTGGCGGTCAGCAAAGCCTTACAACATTTTAAAGGGTGGGCGGAACTCTTTTAAATCCTCAGTCATTGCTCTCTTGCTTGTCTTTATGATGATTAAAGCGATAACCCAGGGGCAATGCGTAGAGATTATCATTGTCCGTAAAGTTGGTAACACAATCTTTGATAGTGTGTATAAGAAGATAATCTGGGCGCTTGATAAGTTTGGCATGGCTAATCAGTTTAAACGAACTAAAAGCCCTTATAAGATCGTACATAGACGGACGGGTTCGACGTTCCACTTCTACGGCCAGGACGATTTCCAGAAGCTGAAATCTAATGAGGTCGGAAAGGTTATTGCTGTGTGGTACGAGGAAGCAGCAGAGTTTGCTGACTCGGAAGAGTTCGACCAATCAAACAGTACCTTTATGCGTCAGAAGCACCCGGACTATCCGTTTGTACAGTTCTTCTGGTCGTATAACCCACCGCGCAACCCTTACAACTGGATTAATGAGTGGGTTGATTCGTTAAGGACAGCAGACAAGTATTTAATACATGAATCCAGCTATCTTGATGATGAGCTGGGGTTTGTAACCGAGCAAATGCTGGACGAAATAGAGCGTATCAAAGAGAACGACTACGACTACTACAGGTATTTATACCTGGGTGAGCCTGTGGGCCTTGGTACAAACGTGTATAACATGGATTTGTTTAAGCGTGTAGACAAGATACCAGACGGCGAGCGTGTCATAGGTCAGTTGTTTGCAGCCGATACCGGACACCAGCAATCAGCAACTACCTGCTTGCATGCCGTGGTTACTAACAGATCCAATCTCTATCTTGTGGATAACTACTACTACAGTCCAGCAGGTAAGGTTAAGAAGAAAGCTCCGAGTGTTTTGTCTAAAGAGCTTCATGACTTTGTGGTTAAACAGACGCAGAAATATCCAAATGTGCCAGTAATTGAAATGACGATAGATAGTGCGGAGGGAGCATTGAGAAACCAGTATTTAGAGGACTTTGGTATTCGCTGGCACCCAGTGGCCAAGAAAAAGAAAATAATAATGACAGAATACGTCCAGTCGCTACTTGCGAATGGTCGCTTTTATTATTTCCCAACTGAGAATAACCTCAAGTATTTTATCGAGGAACACAAGCGTTATCAGTGGGACGAGAAGACGGTCAAGGACGACGACCCGAAAGTCATTAAAGAGGACGATCACACTTGCGACGCGTTTCAGTATATGGTCGTAGACAATGCACAACTATTAAGATTAAAAGCCTAGAGAAAGGTTTGAAATGAGTATCTTACAATCAATAAGAAATATTTTTAAGAGGGGTAAATATGTAATGACAAGCCAATCATTAGGCAATATCACAGAACATCCTAAAATTGCAATTAACAAAGATGAATACGATCGCATTCAGAAAAATTTGAAATACTATCAGAGTAAGTGGGACCCTATCCGGTATCGCAATTCTAACAGGGTTGACAAGCAACGGACACGGAATCACTTGCCTATTGCCCGTACAGCTTGTAAGAAGATCGCCAGCCTGGTATTCAATGAGCAGGCTGAGATAAGCGTGGCAAACGGAACAACAAACGAGTTCATTCAAACGGTTTTGCTGAATGACCGCTTTAATAAGAACTTTGAGCGATACCTTGAGAGTTGTTTGGCCTTGGGTGGTCTTGCTATGCGTCCATACGTTGACGATGATAAGATCAAGATTTCATTCGTTCAAGCCCCTGTATTTTATCCATTGCAATCTAACACGCAGGACGTATCTTCTGCAGCGATTATCAACAAGAGTCAAAAGACGGTAGGCAAAGAAACAATCTACTATACTCTAATAGAGTTGCATGAGTGGACCAAGGACGGCAAGTATACAATCACTAACGAGCTGTACCGTTCTAGCGAAAAGGAGCGCGTTGGTGACCGTGTACCACTATCCGAGGTATATGAGGACCTAGAGGAAGAAGTAACGCTTGACGGGCTTACACGGCCGTTATTTACTTACCTAAAACCCCCTGGTATGAATAACAAGGATATCAACAGCCCGCTTGGTCTGTCTATCTTTGATAATGCCAAGAGTACTATTGACTTTATCAATACCACTTATGATGAGTTTAAATGGGAAGTACGAATGGGCCAACGACGCGTATTAGTACCGGACCAAACTGTCCGGATCGGTTTTGACCAGCACGGAGACACTGATCTAGTCACGCGCGAATTTGATCCAGAACAGAATGTTTACGAGCAGATTGACGGTGGGAAAGATACACCAATCAATATCACAGACCTAACTACTCCTATCCGGTCAGACGACTATATCAAGGCAATCAACGAGGGCCTTGCGCTGTTTGAGATGCAGGTCGGAGTATCGCCTGGTATGTTTACGTTTGACGGTAAGAGCATGAAGACTGCGACTGAGGTTGTATCCGAAAACTCTGACACGTACCAACTAAGAAACAGCATCGTGAGCCTTGTGGATCAATCTATCAAAGAGCTTGTGATCTCTATTTGTGAAATTGGGAAGCTATACGGCTTGTATAGCGGGCCTATTCCAGAGATGGACGATATCACGGTAAACCTTGATGATGGTGTCTTTGTCGATAAAAACAACGAACTTGACTACTACGCTAAAGCCTTATTAAGTGGCCTTGTCAGCAAGCAATACGCTATTTCCAAAGCGCTGGGCTTGTCAGATGATGAAGCTAAACAAATGCTTGATGATATCAAAAAAGAAACCGCTGAGAGCATGGAGCTAGAGCGTAGCACCAGCGAAGTTGATATTTATGGAGAGTAAATAAATGGCGCGTAACAAGTACCCGGTATTATTTAACGAGGAACAACTAGAATTGCGCGCTTCACAAGTTGGTGATATCTATCATCAGATGGCGCGTGACCTGTTCGACGAGGTTATTGACAGGCTTTTAGAGCGCGGTGCTGAATCACTGGCAGACAACCCGTATATCTGGCAGTTAGAGCGAATGAGCCAGATGCACATGCTAAACGAGCAGAACCTGGATACAATCGCACGCTACTCTAAAATAGGCCGTGAACAGCTCCGTAAAGTCATTGAGGATGAAGGCTTTAAAATCTATCAGACCACCAAAGAACAGCTCTTGGACGACCTTGGAGGCGGTGATTTTGGCAATTCTAAGCACGCGCAGGAGTTGCTAGCTGGATATTTTGAACAGTCGCACGGTGATATTAGTAACTTGATTAATACCACGCTCCCAGGAATCGTGACAGATGTATACCGTCAAATGGTCCAGGAAGTCGTAGCCCGTCAAGTGGTTGGACTAGTCACACATGACAAGGCTGTATCTCAGACCGTGATGAAATGGCAAGAGATAGGCTTTAAGGGTTTTATTGACCGTGGTGGGCACTACTGGAAAGTGGACAACTACGCTAGGACAGTTATTAAAACTACTGTCATGCGTAGCTACCGAGAGATGCGGACGATGCCAGCGGACGAGCTGGGTATTGATACCTTTTATTATTCTAAAAAGGCTACGGCCCGCGAAGCCTGCGCTCCACTACAGCACCATATAGTTACCTATGGCCCAGCGAGGGAAGAACACGGTATCAGTATTCTATCGCTTGCGGATCATGGCTATGGGACGGCTGGGGGCTGTCTTGGTATCAACTGCGGACACATGCTCACTCCTTTTGTACCTGGCATTAATGAGTTGCCAGAGCTTGGCCCAGACGTTAAGAACGTAACGCAAGAAGAAGCGATTAGAAATGCTAATGCCCAATCTAAACAAAGGGCATACGAGCGAGCTATTCGGAAGTCTAAGGAGAAGTTGCACGTTGCCGAGAAGTTGGGCGACCAGGAACTTATCAGCAAGTTTAAAACTAAAATCAGAGACCAGCAAGCAACCTTGCGAGATTATATCGCGGACAAGCCTTTCTTGCATCGTGACTATTCGAGGGAAAGGTATTTCAAACCAAACGAAGGTTAAAGGCTTTTATAGCCTTTTTATTTTGCGCCCATTATCTGGATAAGAGGTGATTTCCTCCTTTTTTCTTACCTCTTGCGGGATCGTTACCCGCTGGGCGCTTTCGTTGTCGGACGTAAACCGGCGAATTCGTCTTCTGGACGTAAAACAGGAAGGAGTTTTGAACTATGAGTTTAAAACGTGAGATGTTAGTTGATGCGGGTATCGAAGACAAGGACACTATTGAGCGCATTATGGCAGCGTACGGGTCAGCAATCAAAGAAGCCAAGTCAGAAGTACAAGCAGAAAACGACAGCTTAAAAACACAACTTGAACAACGGGACCAGGCTATCGAAGCCTTGAAAGTCAAAGAAGGAGCTAGCGAGGAAGCTAAGCAACAGCTTGCTGACCTCCAGGCACAATTTGAAAGTTATAAGACTGATAGCGAGGCCAACCTTGCACAAGTTAAGAAAACCAACGCGGTTGCATTGGCTTTGAAAGATGTAGGAGCGCATAACTCCGAGGACCTTATGAAGTTTATTGATCTCGACAAGATCGAACTTGCAGAAGACGGCAAGCCAAAACTAGAAGAAACTATCAGCGGTCTAAAGGAATCAAGCCCTTACCTTTTTATCCAAAAGGAAGAACCACAGGAACCACAGCCAAAGTTCGCGCTTGGTGGCAATCCGTCCGCTGGTGGTGACAACAACCTCAGCGCGGAAGAACAAGCTCTATTTGCTGGCTTTGACAGCATTTAAAATAAAAGAAAGTAGGATAGACCTATATGACTATTAACTATGCCTCTAAATTTGACACAAAAGTAGATGAGCGCTTTGCGAAAGAGGCCCTCTCTACTGGTATTATTAACCAGGATTTTGACTTTACTGGTGTAGATACCGTTAAAGTGTACTCAATCCCAACCGCTGGAATGAATGACTACTCTTTGACTGGTAACACTCGCTACGGTACTGCAGCAGAACTTGAAAACAATGTGCAAACATTGACACTCACTAAAGACCGTTCATTCACGTTTACAATCGACAAACGCTCAGTGCAAGACACGTTGGGAACTTTGGAAGCAGGTAAGGCTCTTGCTCGCCAATTGGTAGAAGTGGTTATCCCAGAAGTTGATAAATACCGTTTTGCAAAAGTCGTTGCTGGTGCTGACGCTGACAACGGCCACGTTAAAACTGGCACAGTCACTAAAAACAACGCGTATGAAGCAGTGCTTGACGGTCAAGTGAAATTGACTGATGCGCTCGTGCCAGAAGAAGGACGCAAACTCCACGTATCTCCAGAGTTTTATAAACTAATCAAACTTGATCCATCATTCGTTAAGAACTCTGACCTTGGTCAAGAAGTTGCGTTTAAGGGACAAGTTGGTGTGATCGACGGCATGCCTGTTATCTTGACACCAACATCACGTTTGCCAGAAAACGTAGCGTTTGTTATCGCGCACCCTATCGCTACCACTTCTCCAGTTAAACTCGAAGACTACAAGATCCACGATAACCCACCAGGAATCAACGGCTACCTTGTAGAGGGTCGTATCCGTTACGATGCCTTTGTCCTTGATAACAAGAAGAAAGCTATCTACGTACACAAAACTGCGTAAGAGGTGAAGAATGGCAGAAGAAACAAAAACAACTAAAACAGAAGAAGTAGCTGAACAGGTTGAGACGGTTTTGGTAAAAGGAGATGTAACCTTTACCATTACTGATCCCAATCTAGTTTCTGCTTTTTTGACTAGCGGTTACGAGATCAAGGAGTAACGAATGGCGAAATATAAAGCTACTTGTAACTTTTTGATCGATTCAACAGACCAAAACTTTGACGAGGGCAAGGTCTACGAGTTGACGGCTGCAGAAGCAGAAGAAATCAACCAAAAAACAAACCTCGCGTTTGGCAAGGAGTGGTTGGTTATTGTTTCTGATAGCGAACCCGTGGCCCAAGAGGTGGCCTCTGAATAGGAGGTATCATGGCATACTTAACACATGAGGAATATCGTGAGTTAGGTTTTGAGATTACATGCGAATTTGATGAGCTACTAAAACGAGCAGAGCTAGCTATTAACCTCTTTATCCGTCATTTTTACGAGTTCCATGACTTCGACAAAGATCATAAGATTCGTAAAAAGGCCGTTAAACTTGCCGTGGCATACCAGATCCAGTACCTGGATAGCACGGGCATTTTAACAGCCGAGGATAAACAAACAATTGCAAGTACCACGCTAGGACGCACATCGGTGTCCTACGGCTCAAATAACAGCTCCAGAGCGTCTGAAACAGCGTCGGGGTATAATCTATCGCTTGATGCTTTTAACGCTCTTAAATCGGTCGGGTTCTTGTATAGCGGGGTGGATTATGGTCGTTATTGATAAGCGGACACTGGTTGATTCGGTAACGATTGCGAAACAAACAGGTAAAAAAGACGGGTGGGGGAAAGATGAATTCTCCTACCCGATTCTTTTAAGCCCTGTACGCTTTGACCGTAACTTTGACGGCCCTGGGTCAGTCAATAACCCGTCCGGACAGAAGAACCCGTCATTTAGAGCGCCTGGTGTTATCTTCGTATATCCTCGCTATTGCAACGTTGAGCTTGATTCGTCATTTCGCAATTCGATTGTAAAAGACGGCGACGATGAATACATTGTGAACAAGATTATACCTGTTTACGAACCATTCAACCGCAAAGTCTTTTGCTACGAAATCGAGGTGATGTGATGGGCATCAATGTCACGATTGATTTGAGTGGAGCTACTAAGAAAGTATCGCAAGCATCAGAACGTAAAGCAAGGTTAGAGATTGCTGACCAAGTCTTATCAGATATGGAACCGTATGTGCCACTACTGAATGACCCGCTACGCACTAGCGGTCATGTGGCAGGCGACGGCTCTAAGATCATCTACAACACACCATACGCACGCGCCCAATTCTACGGTGGTGCTTATAACAAGTACCGCAGCTTTAGCTTTAGCAAGTATACAACCCCTGGAACCGGGAAGCGCTGGGACTTAAAGGCATCGGCAAACCACGGTAACAAGTGGGCAGAAGTTGGATTAAAAGCAATGGGGTTTACTAAATGAAAAATAACAATGATTTTAATGTTGTTTTGCGTGATTTTATAAATACCATCGGTCTACCGCTTGCTTGTGAACTAGACTTTCTAAGCGAGTTAGACTCTTTGGTCCTTTATCCGTTGCCAGGCGGTAAGGTTGAGCGTGTATATATGGACGGTTCAAGGGACGTTACTCTAATCTTTGAAATCGCAGTAAAGGTCAAAGATCAATCAACAGCGAGTGAGTGTCTTTGGGAAATCAACAAGGCACTATCCGAGTTTGATCTGATCTTACCAAGTCAAAACAATTCATATATTTTTAATAACCTAACAACAACCCAGCCATCCTTAAACGAACGGGACGAGCAGGGTTTTTATATTTATCTGCAGGATATCACTGCAAACCTAACAATTTTGAATAACAAAGGAGTGTAATATATGGCACGTCAAAAGAACGCCCTACGCGGGCATTTTATCGCACCAGTCACTGATCCAAAGACTGAACCAGACAAAACATCTTATAAAGAGCTTGCTAAATGGATCGAAGATGTGGACGACGATACAGATGAAGCTACAACATCAGTCGCATACTATGACGGCGACGGTACAGAAGAAACTACTGTAACATCTGTAAAAGGATCATACACATTCAAAGGTACCTACGACAAAGAAGATGAAGCAATGGCTCTTATCGCTGGGTTGAAGTACAAACTCGGTAACGATCGCCTTGTTTGGCACAAAGTGGTTGATTCTGACGGTAAGAACCAACACGTCGGAATTGCTACCGTGTCAGCAATCAAGGCCGGCTCTGGGGCTGCTGCAAACTACGAGGAATTCTCTTGTAAGATCTCTTACAACTCACTTCCTAAAACTACTGCAGTCGTAGGCTAATAGTAAAAGTAGAAGCGTTCCATTTTGGGACGCTCTTTTTTGTGCATAAAGGAGGAAATCATGTCTATTTCAATCGAATTAAAACGCAATTACATCCCTATCAATATCGGAGAAATTGAACTCCAGTTTGATACATCACTAGAGAATATCTCACGCCTCGCAACGCTCCAAGAAGAGATCGCAGAACGCTTTAATAAGTATCAGTTAGAGCTTGTTGAACGCTCGAATAATGGAGAGTTCGACGATCTCAAAGAGGGAGTTATTAACAAAGAAGTTATTGACGAAGCCTTTAAGATGCAGAAGAAAATGACGGAGATCAAGTATGATGTCTTATTCGGGAACGGGACCTTTGCTAAACTCTATGAACGTTATCCAGACCTTGACGCTTTGGATCATGCATTTGATGAGGTGGATACCATGCTAGGAGCTGAACTTGACCGTCTAGGCAAAGAGCGAGCTAAAGCATCGGGTGCGGTTGCTGAATCATTTGTTAAAAAAGCAAAAGCGAAGAAAACGAAGAAAACCAGCAAAAAGTAAAAAGGGGGATAGCTCATGAAGTTAAATGAGCCAATACAGGACTCCTTTGAAGTAAACGGGCGCACCTATGATGTGGACTGCTCCTTTGACTTGGTGCTGGACGTATTCGAGATGTTTGACAATGAAGTCATGAATAATCTTGAGAAGATGCGTACAGCGGTTTTGATGATGACGGACGAAGCCTTGGATAATCCAGAGGATATAGTGGCCGTGTGGGAATATATCGACGAGAATTTTTTAAAAACTAAAAAAGAGCGCGTGATTTATGACCGCCACGGAAACCCTATGCCAGTAGCCAAGGACGAAGAAGATGATATTCGTTTGATTGATTTTGAAGTAGACGCGCAGGAGATATACGCTAGCTTCGTGCAAGCGTACAACATCAACCTCTTTGAAGCACAAGGCCGGCTTACATGGCCCGAATTTATCGCGCTGCTCAACGGTATGCCAGAGGGAACGGCTGTATCTCAATTAGTAGAGATACGGTCTTGGAAACCCTCAAAGAACGATAGTAGCGAGTACAAGGCCAAAATGCGCCGGTTACAAAGTAAATATAGATTAGACGGAAAGGAGGGAGATGAATAGATGGCAGATGGAAAAATAGTAATTGACGTCCAGGTCAACGGCAAGAAACTGTCAGAGTTATCAAGCGCCTTGAAGCGTTTAGAGTCTGAAGCCAGAAGATCGGGCCAAGGTGTCAAAAGTGCCGGAGACGGTATCCAGGCTACTGGTGATAAGGCTTTGAGAGCTGGACAAGGCTTTAAACGTGCCGGTGACCGTATGGCCGAGGGTGCGAAGCTATCCGAAACATCGAGCAACGGCTTTCGTCGTGCCGGGGAGAAGATCAAAGAAAGTTCAGAAGTCGCTTCCAACTCTGGGAACGGCTTTAAAAGAGCTGGCGAGAAGATCAAGGAAAGTTCAGAACTAGCCGGACGCTCTGGGACTGGATTTAAACAAGCCGGAGAGAAAGTAAAAGAAAGCTCTGATCTTGCTCAAAGGTCTGGCGACGGTTTTAAACAGGCATCAAACAAAATCAAGTCAGCTAGCAATGAGGCTAGTTCTGGCGGTGAAGGCTTTAAACAAGCTGGGCACAAAGTAAAAGCCTCTGGCGAGGAAGCCAAAGGGGGCGGTGCTGGGTTTAAGAAAGCTGGTGAAGATGCCAAGGCTGGCGGTGATAAAGCCGGCCAGGGTGCCAAAGGCTTTGAGAAAATCAAAGACGCAATTAAGAACTTCTCAGTCGGTGCGGTAGCGTTTAAAGCTGTTAGCTCTGCGATGAACCTTGTAAGCCAGTCAATGGATAAAGCGATTGACCGGTTTGATACCTTGCAACGGTTCCCGAAAGTTATGAAATCGCTGGGCCACTCTTCAAAAGATGTGGCAGCATCTACCAAGTTACTTTCTGAGGGTATCGAGGGCTTACCAACAACACTTGATACAGTTGTAAGTACGACCCAGAAGTTAACCTCAATGACTGGTAATCTGAAACAGTCTACGAAGTTGACAATCGCCCTAAATAATGCCTTTCTTGCATCGGGAGCATCTACGGAAGATGCAGCGCGTGGTTTGCAACAGTACAGCCAGATGTTATCTGCTGGTAAGGTTGATATGCAAAGCTGGAAAACTTTACAAGAAACCATGCCTTACGCATTGCAGAAGACCGCTGAAAGTTTTGGTTTTGCTGGTGCGTCAGCCCAGAAAGACTTCTACTCAGCCTTGCAAGACGGTAAGATCACGTTTGACGATTTTAGTAAGCGTCTGATTGAACTTAATAAAGGCACGAACGGCTTTGCCCAGATGGCAAAGAAAAACTCTGAGGGTATCAAGACTTCATTCGGCAATATCGTGAACGCGGTAGCAAAAGGGATCGCAAATGTCATTGCCGAGTTCGACAAAATGAGCAAGGCAGTTACTGGTAAGAGCATCGCCCAGAACCTTGACAGCATTAAAGGAGCCGTAAACAGCACTTTTAATGTAATCATTGGTGTTATTCGCGGTGCCACTCCAGTTGTTAAATCACTAGTAAGTGTATTAGGCTTTCTCAAACCTGTTTTAGACCCACTTATCGCTGTATTCACTGGTGTTGTAGGTGCGGTCTTGCTCTTTAAGGGTGCAATGCTTGGGCTTGCGATTATCAAAGGAATCGGTAGCCTAATTGGTACGCTTATCACTTCCTTGGTATCTCTAACCAGCACCTCGCTCATAGCCCAGGGGGCTACTACTGGTCTAGCCGGGGCTTTAGCTTCTCTATCTTCTGGCGGAGTCTTTCTGGTTGTCGGTGCTATCGCTGGGCTAGTGTCATGGTTAACACAGGAAAGTGAAGCGTCCAAAGAAGCCAAGGCCAAGAATGAAGAGTTTAAACGCTCCCTCGACGACTTACACGAAAGTGTGAACAAAGGCAACGAAGCCTATAAGGATCGCAGAAACGAAATCCAAGCTACGGCCGAGGACAACGAGCGCCTTGTCAGAAAGATCGACGAATTAAACGCGGTTGAAAACAAGACTGCCGCTCAGAAGAAAGAGCTTGCGTCAGCAGCAGAAACCCTTAATTCACGTATTGAGGGTCTAAATATCCAGTACGACAAGGCGACCGGCACAATCAACATGACCACGGACGCGATCCGTAAGCAGATTGAGATTGCCAAAGCATCGGCTGAGATTGAGGCTGCCAACGAGAAGATGGTCGAAAATGCCAAGAAGCGTCTCGAAATCAAGGATAAGATGAAGGAAGTTGAGAAACAGTACCAGGATCTTATCAAACAAACCGATGAGGCAGAGGGTGGTTTCTTCGACAACTCTTCGGTACGAGATAGTATCAAGACACAAGCCAAGGAAAAATACAACGAAGAAGTCAAGAAGTTACAGGACGACATCAAGAAAACTGAAGAGTCCGATAATGAATTAACGAATACAATCGTTAAGAATAACGAAACCAAGGCTAAATCTACAGAAGATGCGTCTGGTCGTATGATCTATACGATGGAGAATATGAACGAGGCTCAGCGCAAAGCTGTAGAGATGATGCAACAAGAGTTTGCTAATCTCAAAGGTGAAGTTCAAAACGCATTCCAGGCTATCGAGCAACAAAGTGCTTTGTCCGTCGATCAGTTGAGCGCAAATCTTGAGAAGAATATTGCAGCAGTTGATAAATGGGCTGGAAACCTTGAAACGTTGGCCCGCCGTGGTTTAGACCAAGGCTTCTTGGAAGAGTTGAGAAAGCTCGGTCCAAAGGCTGCAGAACAGACACAGGCCCTTGTTGACTCGACAGATGAACAACTAGGACGCTTCAATGAGCTTTATAACCGATCTGGCGAGAAAGCGAAAGAAGGACTACTCCGAGGTTTTAGGGCCGTAGGCCAAGAGTTGCCACCCGAAATCGAGAACATGGTAACCGCTATCGGTGATGAGTTTAGAAGCGCACTCGCTGATGCCGGTTTTGAAGTTAAAGGCCGTGAGATCCCTCAAAAAGTAAGCGACGGTATGCGGTCTGGAAAAGGCGATGTCCAACAGGCAGCGTCCGAAGTCACAGAGGCATCTAAACAAGCCTTCAACAACTTACCAACAGAAGCCAAGTATAGCGGATCACAGGTAAGTGGTCAGTATGCCCAAGGCATGACTGAGAATCAAGGTGCTGTACAGGGTGCAAGTGAAGTACTCAAAAATGCCTCTCTAGGTGTTTTGGCTAATTTGTTCGGCGAGGGTCAAGTAAAAGGTGCTGAACTTGGCGCGGGTGTCGGAGACGGTGTATTGAGCCGGTCCGATGTCGTGCAAGGTGCAGCAAGTACCCTCAAATCAAATGCGACTGCTACAATGGACGGTATGGCCAGCGATGGGCAAGCTAAGGGTTCGGAGTTTGGCTCTGGTATCGCACTCGGTATCGGTGTAGGTCAGCAAGTAGCAGTTGGTGCAGCGTCTGTGATGAACCTTGCTATTTCTGCTCAATTCCTCGCGATGTCGATGAATGGCCAGCAGTACGGATCACAATTTGGGTCTGGTATGGGTGCTGGTATCACATCATCGCAAGGTATCGCTACTGGTGCGTCAAATGTACTAAAACAAATGATTAATACATCCGTTAGCTCACTAGGCTCAGACGGGCAACGTGCCGGATCACAATTCGGATCTGGAGTGACTAGCGGTGTAGCAAGTCACACCGGAGCAGTATTTAACGCGTCGAGCAACCTCAAAACCTCAGCACATAACGGTATGTCCGGTGGATACAACGGCGGATATATTGCCGGTATGGCTATCGGCGAAGGTATGATGAGCGGTATCTACGCAATGGCCGGATCGGTTGCAGCAGCAGCAGCCAGCATCGCAGGTAGCGCGGTTGCAGCGGCACGGTCCACTTTGGCTATCAACTCGCCGTCCAAGGTATTTAGAGATCAAGTCGGTCGCGCTATCCCGGAAGGTATGGCAGTAGGTATTGAAAAATACGGCTACTATGTAGACGACTCCATGACCGATCTTGCAAACAAGACTGTAGAGTCTGGTAAGAAATACACGGACGGCTTTGGCTTTAACTTGCCAGGGCGCGGTGATCTTGTAAGTGGTCTGACTGATACACTAGCTACACGCTTTGGATTTGCGGGTGGTGGAAACTCAAGCTCAAATGTTACCAACAACTACACACTTAACGCAAACGGCACGGCTAATGACAATTTCTTTAGTCCGGAAAATATGCGCAGGCTCTTGCGTGAGCTTGCTTACTACACGAATTTGGAAGGAGGTAGAATGGCTTAATGGGAAGTTTTACTTTTAATGGTGTTAGTAGCACCACTCACGGTCTACGAGTGACCAGCGACTATATTATCAGTTCGACTGGTAGTGACGTGGAAACAGTAGCGGTCCCTGGTCGCGATGGTGATCTTTTGATCTCAAAGAACCGGCTCAAGTCGGTTACTATCGAGTTGCCTTGTACCGTCCTTTCAAATCGTAAACTCACAGATGCAGAAAGCGAGATCAGTAACTGGCTAAACGTTGACGGCTACAGAGATTTAACTCTATCCTGGGACCCGGATTTTATCTACCGGTCAGCATTTATTGAGACCTTCGAAGTGTCTAGCCTTATGCGACAGTTTGGTAAAGTCAAGCTAAACTTTTTGACCTATCCAGTCAAATTTTACAAGCAAGGGCGCACTACTCAAAAACTGACAAATGGGGTTGCTATCAACGGCATGGGCAACGTCAACGCAAAACCCGTTATAACACTAGTCGGATCTGGTGACTGTACGCTTACTATTAACGGGCGCAAGACCAAGTTAAAGGCTGTACAAAATAAGATCACGCTAGATATGCAAGCTAACCAGGTATTCTCTGGTAACTTGCAAGCCTGGGATAAGGTGGTTCGCTCTCCTCAATTTCAGATGCCTTACTTTGACTACGGCCGTAACTTGATTAGTTGGGACGGGAATTTTGAGGTGTTTATTATTCCAAACTGGGGAGTCAAATTATGAGACCTATTTTGTTTAATAAAAATGAGACGGCCTTTGACACTTACGGTCTTGGTGAACTTAACGTTACCAAGGGGACTGTAACCCGTGAACGCAACGGAAATTATACGCTATATTCAGAAATTCCCGCGAACGATCCAATGGTTGCAACCCTTGAGAAAGAAATGAAGCTCAAGGCTGACGCTGGACTGCGAACTAAAAACCAAACCTTTGAGATCTCGCGAATCGTAAAAGATAGCAGTAACATCGTTAAAATCTACGGTCAGCATATCAGTCATAAGCTGGAATACATGGGGCTAGTGAATGGCAGGGTCTTTAGTGGTTCTGCCTTTACTGCTCTCGCAATCTGGCACAATGCAACGATTGGTGATCTACGTTTTGATGTTTGGTCTGATATCCAGACGACTGGTAAGGGTGTGTTTGACATCTCCAAAATGGAGAATGCAAGACAAGCCCTTGGTGGTGTAGAAGGCTCTATTTTGGACATCTATGGCGGAGAGTATGAGTTTGACAACATGACAGTCAGACTGCATAAGCAGTTAGGTCGTACCGCTCCAACCGTGCTGGAATATGGTCGTAACATCTTATCTGCTGAACTTGATGAAACAATCGAGAGTGCATACACTAGTGTACTGCCTTTTGCGACTTACACTCCCGATAAACCAGAGGGGGACACTAGTGATAGTCAGCCCGACCCCGTAACAGTCACGCTCCCAGAGAATTATGTAGATAGCAAGTATAAGGCTCTCTACGCACATCGCAGAATTAAAGTCGTAGATTTCTCAAGCGAATTTAAATCTGATAGCAAGAGTAAGGATATCCCAACACCCGATAAATTGCGTAAAATCGCTAATGATTATATGGAGCGCAATGAAATTGGTAAGCCTAAGATCAACATCAAAATCGAGTATGCTGATCTAGCACGCACACTTGACTATGCGGATCGAGGCTGGATCGAAGAAGTCGAATTATGCGATATTGTACCCGTCTATTATCCACAGATCGGGCTGACCGATGAAACTTTGAAAATAACCACGATCACTTACGATTTTGTAAACGAACGAAATGAGAGCGTGGAGTTTGGTGATATCGGAACGAACGTAAGAGCGACCATGCAGAGCGGACTCGCTGGACGGGTCGATGATATTGCTAAAGCCCAGCAGGACTTTGAGAATAGCTTGCCAGATTATTTACTAAACGCTCAAGGTAACAAGGTTTGGTACAACAGACCAGATGACAAAGAACATAAAATCGGTGATATCTGGTTTGAGAAGAACGGACTCTATGACCGTATGTACGTCTGGAATGGTTCGCAGTGGGAGAAACGGATCGACACAGAAGATGTTGATAAGATCAAAAAAGAAGTCAATAGACAACTTGAAGAAGCTAAGACAACTACTGACCGTGCTATCGAAGAAGCTAACGCAAAAGCTCGAGAAGCGTTAGAGAAAGCAGGGACGCTTCCAAACACGGACAGCTTATCAGCTAAAATCAAAGAAGAGATCCTAAAGAGCAAGGATTTAAGCGACAAGATCAATCGAACTTTTACCGAAAATGACAACGGCACAGAGATTTTTAATAAAATTTCTGGCGAAGTCACAAAAAAACTTGTCGAAGTAAAAGGCCAAGTCGATCAAAAGATTACCCAAACGAACCAGCGGATCGGTGAGATGAGCGGTAGCGTTAACAGTTCGCTTTACTCGATGAATAACCGTTTGGGCGAGATGAATAACGGCTTAAATAAAGCTAAAATCGATATTGTTAACGCACAGGGTACCGCGGACAATGTCGGTAACAAGTTGATTTTAACTAACCAGAAAGTCGATCAAGCAAACAATCGAATTGACCAGACTGGAAGAGATCTAGCGAATACCAACGCGCAAGTAGAGGCTAACAAACGACAGATCGAGGTCCAAGTTACGAATTATAACGCGGTTCGCGAAAGTACCAAGTTATTTGAACGAATACTTGGAACGACAGAAGAGGGCGCACCAGACAAGCTATCAAGGCTTGTCATGTCTAGCGATATATTTCAGACGGAAGTCGGGAAGTACGTCACAGACGATAATAACTTGATTGTTAATTCCATGACGATGGACAAAAATACACTTGTCGTAAATAACAATCCAAATGTGAATGTATCGGTCGCAGATGGCATTTTTACGATCAAAGCACAAGACCTTACTGGTTATAACTGGTCAGGGTTTACACTCCCAATTTATGTAAAGAAAATATATCGTGGTGAAACGTACACGCTAGGATTTAAATACCGTATTAGAGAGTATCCAGATGTTTCTTTTGCTTTTAATATCAAAAACCACGGGGCAAACAAAGCCCTAACATGGTCTAATATTGGTGAGAATAGGCCACCACTAAACGAATGGCAAGAGTTCCAAAAAACTTTTACCATGCAGGAAGATTTCGCTTTCGGTGAAGATAAAAACTATCCATTTTATATTTTCCTAGCCAAGAATGGCTGGATTGAATTCAAAGAGCCTATTTTGGTTCGTGGGTCAAACACAGGGCCTTATAAGCCAAGCCAATTTGATGATGCTTTCGCTGAAACACGGTCGCTTGAATCGCAGATTACCTCGAAAATTGGTGAAGTATCGAGCGCAACTGATAGTGTAAGGCAACTTGCATACATGGCCCAAAACAGGGCGGAACAAGCGGCGTCCAGATCAAGCAGCGCGTTAGATAAGGCCGAGGACGCGAAGATGGACGCGACGAAAGCAACTAGCTTGTCCCAAACAGCCAAACAAACGGCACTTGACGCTCAACAAAAAGCGATTGAAGTTGCGGAACAGGCCAGACAAGCACAAGCCACGGCGGAAGCTACACGGACGCAAGTCACACAACTCGCAGGATCTTGGGCAGTACGTAACCTCAACAGCGCGGGCGATGTGATCGGCCAGATCAATCTAAACAAAGACGGTTCGGTTAAGATTAATGAATCTTTGATCGTTATCGGCGAAAACACCTATATTAAAAACGGGGTTATTAAGTCGTCAATGATCGAGGACTTGACCGCAGACAAGATTGGAGCAGGCCGTATAGACGCGGAAGTTGTAAATATCGTCAATTTAAACGCGGAAAGTGTAACTTCTGGAACGTTTAGAGGTTTGACATTTGAGGGTGGTATCATTCGAGGTAATAACGGAAATACTGTTATAAATCTAAATAGCAACGTTACCACTTACAATGGTACAGCTAAAATTGAGTTTATGTCTCCTTACAACACGCTAGAGTTCAGCTCTGGCGGACGGAAAGCTTTTCTAGCTCCGACGGTTGCAGCAGGAACAAAACATGCGGCATTTGCTTTTGGTGTAAATGACCATGGCTATGAAGATCCGAACAAAAATTTTGTTGGTTTTAAAATTTTCAACAGTTTTAACAACCGAAGAATTTATATGATTGGTGACGTGCATATTGTTAAAGATTCCGTAAGTGACAACGCACCCGCTAAATCTTTAGCTGAATTATTTTATTATATCGACAAAAACTTTAAAGACTTGAGAGACTTTCGCGTTGCTCACGGTGAGGGGTCTCCCGGTTTTTATGATGTACGTTTATAGGAAGGTGATAAATGAATACGGTAGATAAAATCGTAAATGATATCGCACAAAAACTCGCAAACGCGATCGTAGAAGCCTCGAATTACAAGGTATTATACGAAGAAGCAAGCGAGGAATACAAGCGCGTAAACGATCTATTAAGCAAGTTTAACGACGTTTTGGATAGTGATAAAGATCTAAAAGATCTTTTTGACGAAGCAGCACAGAAACTAGAAAAGGAATAACAAAATATGGAATTCAAAATTATCAACAAATACTTACAAGAAGAAGGTCGTACATTCGTTTCAATTCGTTCAAACAACCCTTATACAGCCTTTGAGCGGGTCTTGATTGGGGACCGTACCAACGAATCAGATGAAGCATTGATCCAAGCCGTACTTGGACAAGTTGCGACTGAATTCAATCCAGCGGACGGGGTTAAGAAGTTACAAGAGGACTTGCACACACAAGCCCAAGAATACGAAACTAAACTTGCTAAAAAAGACGAAGAGATCCAAAAAGTGAAAGATGTCGCAGAGTGGAGCGTACTCGCTCGCGTAACTGACGTCGATCGTCCGCTTGATCCGACAGTATTCAAGCGTGGCCTCGAGTTGGTTGATCTTGGTAAAGTAGGGGCAACCTATCCAGCGCAAGCGATCTTTGCGATCGAGGATCCAAACCATACCGAGAAATTCAGCGAAGGTAAGCGCGTAATGGTCCAAGTGAATCAGCCGTTTACTTACCAAGGCGAAACTCTTGAGCAGCTCGAATCATTGCACCAAAACGGGAAGATTGGTATCTGGAAATGGACCGAGCCAAAACCGGAAGAGCCAAAACCAACGGGCGATCTTGAAACTCAACCCGTTCAGTAAGAAACACTTTCACTAAAAGGGGGTGGTAAAGTTGGACTGGTCGATATTTATGGAACGTGTCACGACGATTCTTGTCGTGATGATTCCAAGTTATTTCTCGTACCGGAGCACGCAAACGTCAAAAGAGGCTGATAAGAGATTGAGCGATCTATCAGACAAGATCGAGGACCTCGAAAAGTCAGTTCACACGGTTGAGGCTATCGGAAAAGATAACCAGCGGAATTTAACGATTATCGGGAAGGGTTTACAACGGCTCCAGCGTTTTCGATTGCAGGAAAATTTAAAGAACGCGCTCAAACGCGGACACACAAACCAGCACGAACTAGAGGAGTTGTCAAAGTTATATGAAAGTTACGTCGAGTTAGGCGGGAACGGTGCTATAAGAGTGCTCTTTGAGCGCTTCTTGGAGCTAGAAATTAAAGAGGAAAAATAACATGGATCAAATTACAAGCATTATTACTTCATCAGCTATGAGTATTTTGGTGGTATTAACTGGGATCGTTGTTCAAGCGATCAAGAAATACTTGCTAATGCGTGGTGGCAAGAAAGCGATCGAGATCGTGGAGATCTTGGCTAAAAACGCAGTCAACGCTACAGAGCAAGTTGCGGATAAGTTGGATATCCACGGATCAGACAAACTCGAACACGCTAAAACAAGCTTGATCGAGGGCCTTGAGTCTCAAAATATCCACTTGACTAACCAAGAGCTTAATACTTTCATCGAAGCAGCAGTCAAAAAAGCTAACGATGAATGGAAGAAATAGGAGATAAGCAATGAGTGTACAACAATCTATTGTAAATGGCTTCATCAGTCGTCGTGGGCTGATTACCTATTCAATGCTGGGAAGCCGTAACGGTTCAGATGGTACGGGTGACTGCTCGGGTATCGTTTCGCAAGTATTGAAAGAAGCCGGTATTCCAATTCAAGGTTTACCGTCGACTGTTACACTTGGCCAGCAACTAGCAAATAATGGCTTTTATCGTGTGAGCCGTAACCAACCATGGGACGCTCAACCGGCCGATATCGTCTTAATGAGCTGGGGCGCTGATATGTCAACTTCCGGCGGTGCTGGTGGCCACGTCGGAGCGATGATCGACGATACATACTTCATTTCGTGCGACTATTCAACGCAAGGCGCACCCGGACAAGCGATCAATACCTATCCTTGGAATGATTACTATAGCTGGAATAAGCCTAATTATATCGAGGTTTGGCGATATGCTGATACAGCGCCTCAAACCAACAACCAAGCGAATACAGCCGTACAACCAAAAGACAAGGCCTTTTACCAAGCGAACGAGGTCAAATATATCAACGGTATGTGGCAAATCAAATGCGACTATCTCGCTCCCGTTGGTTTCGATTGGACAGAAAACGGAATTCCGGTATCAATGGTAAACTGGGTTGATAAGGACGGAAACAACTTGCCAGATGGCGCAGATCAAGACTTTAAGTCTGGAATGTACTTTAGCTTCGAACTAGACGAAGTCAATATCACAGATACGGGTAAAGGCGGTTACTATGGCGGTTACTATGGCGGTTACTATTGGCGCTTGTTTGAGTTCGGGCAATTCGGGCCTATCTGGTTATCATGCTGGGACAAGGACGATCTAGTAAACTATTATGAGTAAAGAGGGGTGATTGAATGAATCGCTCAAACTGTACCAATTTAAAGCAGTTTGAGGGTGGTCGAGTTGTCAAACAAGGCGATTCGGCCTCCCTTTTTGGTTTTGCATTATATGACGAAAGATGGACTCCGATCGACCTTGAGGGGCAGGAAGCTACAATCCACTTTACCAGCAAGAAGGGCAAAGCGTCATTTTCGACAACGGTCCAAGGGTCAAAGGTATTGTTTAAGATTCCCAAAGTCCTTCCCGTCGAGAGCTATCTTGTCGAGGTGGTGTGTGGTGGGTACGTCTTCCCGAGTGACCAGAGCGTCCGAGTAGACGTGGTCCAGTCAGCGGACGAGTACACAAGCGAGCAAGTCCTATCGCTTGTAAAAAACAACGTCAAGGAAGAGATCGACAAGTATATTTCAGCGCACCCAAACGGGCCACAGGCTGAGGAATTTCCAGACCTTACCGTACTATATAACCTAGCTAAAATTTGAAGGAGAAACGAATGACAACTTTAAACACTGAAAAATTAACACAATTCGCCCAAGCAGTCGGTACAGATATCAAAGAGATCAAGACCACGCTTGCAAGCAAGGCTGATAAATCTGAAATAGGCCAAGGCGGTATCACACAACAACAATTAGATACAGCTATTCAAGGAGTTAAAACAGCAATCCTTGGCGAGGGTGTCCCAGAAGAGCTGGACACACTCAAAGAAATCGCAGATAAGATTAAAGCGGGCGAAAACCCAGACAGCGCTATCGTGGCTAAAATGACTGAGCTGGGTCAGAAATTTACTGATCTTGAGAATACTGACTTTGTACAGATTTATACCAGCGCTAAGGACACTCTCTAAGGAGGTAAAGCATGGATAAATTAAAGAAAGCGATCCAACAGATCGGGCAAGATATTGGAGAGATACAGGGCAAAGAAACTGGATGGTTGACGATCGTACAGTCGTACAGTTTATTTCCGACGTTTGAGGCGTTACAGTATCAAATGACGAAAACCATCAAAGAAAAACATTTAGATCTAGGACTAGACGCTCTCATTGACGACAAACTAAAAAACGGTGGTGATCCGTTTGTCACACGCTCAAAATTGCCAACGATTGACACAAGTCAACTTGCAAGTAAGAATGATCTGGAAGAACTCAAGCGCAAAGTTGGAAGTGGTAGTAACACAAGTACAGAGCTAAAAGGACAAGGCTTCCCATACAATCTAAACGCTGACATCGGTACAATTTATACCGATACCACGGCTAAGAATGGGGCTGTCAAGTGGATCAAAAAGACCGCTGGAACTGGTTCTAACGCTTGGTCGGTCTTGTTTGGTGATGTCAAATTTAAACCAAGAAACATCAACTCAAATCAAACCAACGCATACGTGGAATTCAGACGTATAAACTCCACGGTAGAGGTCGGTTTCGGTGGTCTATCGTGGGGTTGGTTTGGAATCGTGAGACGAGGTGCGCCCAGCTACGTTCCCCAAGGGTCGGACCGTGAGCGTAACGTGGTGATCTTAAATGTCGGTGGTATACCCGTCGGTTTTCGTGCCACTAGCTCAAAACTTGGTATTATGACCAATGACAAGGGGAAGCGTTTGGGAACATTTTATTTAGGTGGGCCGGGCGACGGTAACCAGCTACGCTTACAATTCGATGATCCAGTACCAACTGACCGAGATATCGGAGATCTACGATTTACTAATATGTCATACGCAACGGATGATCCGTGGCCGGAAACTTTATAATATGGTTTAACCCTCCCAATTCGGGAGGGCTTTTTTGTGTTTATAACGGCAATTTTTAAAAATGTCTATTATAACGGCAATTATGCTGTTATTTACTTGAAAAAAAGACCAACGGTGATATAATAATTGTACACGGATTTTGAACAATCTACTGAATAACCAAGTGTAGATAGGGTGACACCTTGCTTGGATTGCATACATAAATCCCGTTACGCTTCCCGTGAGATATTGCGGAAAGATAAGTAATTCTCTTTTGAGTAATTAAAAGAGGTCATGAAGTGTAAGAAGATTGAGGGCGTATGCAGTATAGAGGTTGTGCGTAATTAGACCATTATCAGACGGTGGCGGTGACAATAGACGCTTTCAGTGAAAGAATAATCTGGGGTAGGCCTTGCGTAGCAGTAAGAACCGAACCAGAAATGCTAAATTAAACCGTTTTGCACTTGAGGTCGAGGGATCGGCCAATAACACTAAAGATAAGTACAAGTAGCCCAAAACGTGCAGACGATACATTAGAATGTATTAATGCTTAAAATATATTTCTGAATGTCGGGTGAAAGTTGGACGTAACCAGTCGTGCCTAGTCATTTAATCGCTACGGAAGTTATAGGGTCGCTCCTTATGGCTCAGACCGTGGTAGGCTATCGGTCAATAAATTGCGTACAGTCGAAGTAGAGCGAAGGCTCATTTAGTTGATTGTTTAAAGTTCGTGTCCTTGCATTTAGCAAGGTTTTTTATTTTTGCCCGAGTGACAAATTTACTTTCTTGCATTGAAATGTTGGTGGTCTTATTGATCATTAGTGTACTCTTATTGCTCTTTGTGCCAAATTTGACCAAACAAAAAGATTCTGTGAAAGAGGCAGGAAATGCAGCGGTTGTCAAGGTGGTCGAAAGCCAGGCAGAATTGTATGAACTTAATCATGCCAATGATCAAGCCACTTTAGGAAAACTGATTGCTGATGGAAATATT